ATGAACATCGGTAAAGCAATCATCAACTACGCAGCGCGTCGCAACATGGACATTACCTTGATTGGGGATGAGACCGTGGCGTTCTGGGAAGCGGATAACGATTGTGAATGGATGTTCTCCTACATGATTGGTAATGATGGTTTCCTCCACTTTAAAGGCAATGTGTATCTGCCGCAGGATATTAAAGAAGAATTACCAGCGTGCATCGATACAGACAAGAAGCTGAAAGAAGTAATCAACTTTATCGCTAAAGAGTTTATCAGCAAGAAGTAATGTCTAATTTGGCGGGTACTATTCCCGCCGATTTAAACGGAATACAGACAATGTTCAATATTATGACTCGTAAATTTGGTGAGATGACTTTCGAGAAAGCTGGTGTTGCTCGTACCGAAGAAGAAGCAATGGCCTTAGTTCTGGTAGCACTGAGATCATCAACTGAGATTATCGACGCTGAATATGTAGCCGCAGAAGGTGAGATTAACGAGGTTAAAGCGGTGGCTAAGGAATTAGGTGTTAAAGGTTTCCGTAAGCTGAGACTATCCCGCGAGTCATATGTAATTGGTAAGCAAGGACAATACCTAGATGAGAATACCGTGATTATTCTACTGAATAAGATCACCCGCTACGGTTGGAAGATTGAGCAATATAAAACGTGTTTCGAATTATACGAAAAAGGTTTGCTGGATACTCTGACCATCGTTCGCGCTTAATTAATTTCTAATTTGGTGGGTGTAATTCCCACCGCTTTTTAAATGGAGAATCAAACATGTTAGCTTTTATCTCATTCGTGGGAGGTAGTCTCACAACCATGATTAGTCTTTCTTATATTGTCGTTAGTATGGGGTGAGCAATGAAACAATTTCATGATGGCATTTCATCTAAGACATTCAAGAAAGAATATTCGCTGTGTATTAACTGGATTGATTTGATTGGTGCGGTTGTGTTTGGTCTGATTATTAGCATTAACTTTTAATGATATAAATATATCGTAATTCAAACAACAAGAGGAAATTCTACTATGAAAAAGATTATCGCTGGTGTTGTTCTTGCTCTGGGTTTGGTTGGTGCTGCGAATGCTAATACCTATACCTATTATGTGTGCAATTCCTACTTCGAATATAAAGGAGATGATACACGCTACCTGAGTGATGGCGACCGTTATTATCATGCGCCGTCTGGCAAATACCGTAGTTTTATCGGTGTAAAGGTTCGAGTGAATGATGATAATAGTCAATTTGCTTTCAACGATCCGGTATTTGATAAAACAATCAAAAGCCCAAAACTGAAAGAAGATAAGAACGAGAAAGAAGAATATTATGGTTCCGAAGATGGTAAATCCTACATCAAATATCTGCATTCTGTAGATGGCGCGCCTATATTTGATGTTAAAAAAGGTGATACGTCTTATTCCCTGATTAGCTGCCGTGAAATTCTTTAATCTTTAATCACCTAGCCCCTATCGTTATAATACGCGGTAGGGGCGTTTTTGTTTGGAAATGGTATGAAAACTAAACTGTATTCGTATATTCGCTTCTCGTCTATGCGTCAGAATGATGGTTCGAGTTATGAACGACAAATCAGGATGGCTAGAGAGATTGCGGTAAAGTATGACCTTGAACTGGTAAATGATTATCAGGATCTGGGTGTATCTGCGTTTAAGGGTGCTAACTCCAAAACAGGGGCGCTATCTCGTTTCCTTGATGCAATAGGTAGATCCGTTCCTGTTGGTAGCTGGCTATTCATCGAAAACTTGGACCGTTTATCCCGTGCCGATATTGTCAGTGCGCAGGAGTTATTCCTTTCAATCATCCGTAGGGGGATAACCATTGTTACTGGCATGGATAACAAGATCTACTCGCTTGATACTGTTACCGCTAACCCGATGGACCTGATGTTCTCCATCCTTTTATTCATCCGTGGTAATGAGGAAAGCCAGACTAAGCGCAATCGTACTAACTCAAGCGCACTGATTAAGATTAAAGCTCATCAAGAAAATCCACAAAATCCGGCTGTTGCAATCGAGGAAATTGGAAAGAATATGTGGTGGACTGATACCACATCTGGTTATGTGCTTCCTCATCCGGTCTTCTTCCCTATTGTTCAGGAAGTTGTGGAATTACGCAGGAATGGACGGTCAACCGCCGAGATACTGGATCACCTTAACGCGACATACACACCACCACCAGCCGCAAGTCACAAGAGGCATTCAAACTGGTCACGGGCAATGATTGAAAGGTTGTTCCATACCCGCGCTTTGATTGGTATCAAGGAAATCTCTGTAGATGGCGTTAAGTATGAGTTAAAGGATTATTATCCTCGTGTGCTAGATGACGCTGAGTTTTATCACCTTAAGAAAAGCATTGGTGTTAGAGCATGTAACTTTGGAGACAAAGAAGAAGCTAAACCTATTCCCTTGCTTAGTGGTGTTGGTCTATTGAAATGTGAACATTGCGGTTCCGCTATGGTTAAGGTGAAAGGAACAAACAGACGGCCTAACCAATATCGTTATTCATGCGATGCAATGCGCTCTAGTCGTATTGAATGTGTGCATACAAACTGGAGTTTTCGCGGCGACCAATTAGAGAAAGCTGTATTGCAATTGCTGGCTGATAAAATCTGGATTGCTGAAGATAAGGCTAATCCGGTTCCGGCTTTGAAAGTACAGATTGATGAAATATCACGCAAGATTGATAACCTGATTACCCTTTCTGCTATGACAGGAGCAACGAAGGAGCTAGCCGATCAGATTACTACCCTCAATAGCGAGCGTGAAACACTCTACAATCAACTTAAGATGGCAGAAGAGGAAATGTATTCTGTTGACTCTCAAGGCTGGGAGAAGCTCGCAGAATTTGATTTAGAAGATGTTTACAACGAGGATCGCATTAAGGTCCGGTTTAAGATTAAGCAAGCTCTAAAACGGATCGGGTGTAGCAGGATTGACAAGTACAAAAACTTGTTTGTACTGGAATACATCGATGGCAAGACCCAGAGAGTTGTAATAGAAAATTCAAGAGGACCGAGGAAAGGCCGGATCTTCGTTGATTTGAAGACTATCAATGATAGGCAGATTCTGGAGAGTAACGGGCTTGTTCTGCATCCATGTTTAGACATGCTGACAGATAAGAACTGGAAACCAGAAGAAGAAATACCAGGTCCATTACAAGAATTTGGAATTTAAGCTAATGAAGATGATTAAGATTTTAGGTTTGATTTTATCTATGAATTCTTGCTTGGCATTGGCAACCGTAGACCAAGAAATGCGTAGACCGCTAACCTATAGAGAAGATGCTTTCATTGATGGAGCACATAAGACATTGAAATTGCTATGTCAAAAGACCACCAGTAATTACGATGAATACAGAAAATGTTATGAGGAATCACTAGACATTTATTCTGATGAGGTGAGAAAGATTTTCATAGAACAAGAAAATAAATCATAGGCGGCCTAAATCGCCGTATAACGAACCAAACGCTTTAAGGGGTACATCCGTACCCCTTTTTAATTTAATTGCGTTAGAGAGTCTATAATTGGCTTAAATCAAGCTCTAGGTCTTCCGGTTCTTTCATTACTTCAACCAGAGACGGATCTACTTCGTCAAAAACGACTTTATCGTCTGCGGTATATTTGTCTATAATGAAAAAATGGTCAGAAATATAGCTTACGTCGCCAGCATATTCTAACAAAAAAGCGCCCACCAGAGGCGCTTTTGTTTTATCCATTCCACCGTGATTTTTTTGATCTGGAATCGATATGCGTAAATGTTTTATATTTTCCTAAGCCGTATTGAGTAGGATATTTCCCATCAAGATAAGCATGAACAATATCAGGCGAGACACCCTTGATAACAATGTCAGCCGCGCGGCCTCGAACATGATAGCTATTGGTTGCGCCGCCTACATTCTTGTTATGAGTCGGGCAACGGTTCCCACTGTTAATAATCACTGGTTTACCGAAGTGCTCTCGTACATCCTCAAGAATCACCAGTAATTCAGCGTCGATTGTATCATAATCACATTTTCCGCATTTACATTTAAATTCCTTGCGAGAAAAATGCTTACTTAACATATTACCCCCTTAGATCATTTCGAAGATATAACCAATAAAGCGCATACCCTTGATATAATAAGGAGCAGTGCCTACACACACCGCGCGTGCATCACCCAGACAGTTAAAGCTATAAGGATTAACTACATCGACTTCTTGCCCTACACGAAAACGATATTTAGGACGTTTAGCCAATGTAGCGACACAAAACACGGTCCCCTTTTCATGGTCACGGATACATTCTTTATATTGTTTATGTTTAACTCTCTTCGCCTCAAAATCATAGGTCATTGATTCTGGGCTAATGCCATTAATAAAAATACCGGAAAGCTGATCAACCGGATAAGTAGGAAATTCAGTGAAAATATTTTTAGCCATGTTATACCCCCATAAGATTCTATGAGGGTATTTATTGATTAAACGTATTTCATGCGCGATTTAATGTGCTTATTGATGTTTTCAAGCATCATTGCTTCGTTGCTTTCCCACGATCCTAGCGTCGAATAACGAGTAGAAATTTTATCCGACTTAACGGCAACAATTCGCTTACTTTGTTTCTGTATGCGTTTCTCTAAGCGACGTTTTGCCACCGCAGATCCATTCCTAGCGCGTTTGGTTCGGGATTTCTTAGGCTTGTACTTCTTCATGATAAAAGTCCCTTCCTTGTTCTCTACCTTGATGAAGTTGCCGTTTTCGATGTTACGCATCATCTTACCGCCTTTAATGGCCTTAATGTTCCCGTGGGAGTCTAAGACCTTGCCGTTGGCGATTGGCACTAGCTTATTGATTTTGCCACCATCGAAATAGTGTTTCAGATAGTCATCCTGACTGCCGATCTTCTTGTCCTTATCCCTTGCGCCCTTGATGAAGATTTGGTGTCTCGTCCCTGATCGGTTCTTGTAGTTGGTATTACCTACAGCTTGCTGAGTCCAGCGAGTAGGTCTATCAACATTCTTGTTAATCTTCTTCTGGAGTGCTCTGGAAGCAAAGATCGCCCCTTCCCCTAGTGCCCTTTCGAATGTATCGGTTGCCTTTTCAGACCATTGCCGTAACGCTTTCTTAGTCCTTAGAGCGTTTCGTTTATTGGTACTGGTTGCCATGTTAGCCCCCTAATAACGAAAAGACCCCCGCCAGTGTCCTTAGCAATTGTTCATCCACGGTCATAGCCGGGAGTTCAAGCCCAAAGGACGTTAGCAGAGGTCTAATAGCTACGTTATAAGTGAGGGCGACAATCAAGAGATAACCAAAATATTTCTTAAGTTTATTCTTCATATATTCACCCCTTTATTATTATTTTTGTTTGAGTATGTCGAGAACTTGGTCAAATTTGGCGTCCATCGCAACCACTTTCTTCTCTATACCGTGTAGTGTTTGTTCCATTTGGTAAACACGTTCAGCAATCTGAGTATGGTTATTCTGCATCGTCTCAAACTTCTGGTTTAACAATGCGTCGCTGGATTCCAATTTCGACAATCTATTTTCAGTTGCTAATTGATTTCGGTGAAGTCTCCAAAGACCACCACAAATTAAGGCGATAACACCGATACCGCCATATATAATTTCAGTCATTACGCCCCCGATATTTTTATATAGTTTAATGGCAAAATTATTTAGATAAAAATAATCCCGCCTAACTCAAAAGAATTAAGCGGGATTAATTATTAAAATTAAATTTTTAAGAAACAGTAATACCCGTAGTGGCTTTTTTAGTTACCATTACAGTTAAATCACTGATCCATGTGCTAGGCGTCCAGTTGTTGATTGCGCTTGATTGCACTTCAAAGGTCAAGGTCACAGCACCTTTACCCGCTGGCATATCAATAACACCTGAGTAAAGACCAGTATTACCGCCATACGCCCTATTATACAACTCTGACCCATTCTTACGAACAATCAGGCGACAGGTGTCGTAATAGGTATTATTGTTCGACCCTTCACGCGCTCGCAATCCACCAAAACTAATCGCCGGAATAACGATTTGACGATCGAACTTGTGATCATCTTCAACGCGAACGGTTACTGTACCTTGCGGATAGCCGCCATAACCATTATCAACGTTAACATCACGGTGTGGGAACTTTCGACCAATCACCTTAACGAAATCACCCTTAACCTGAGTAGCTTCAAGCATACCCTTAATAACACAGCTAGAGTTAATCGTGACGTTGTTCAGAGTACCAGAATCAGCCGTGATATTACCTTTAACGGTAGCATTCATGAACGTAGCATTACCGTTCTTGTTGATATGCCATCCGGTCGATCCGTTCCAGTTGGAAGACTGGATATAGTTACCGATTTTAGCGTTATCAATTGCGCCATTTACAATCTTGGCGTTGGTGATCGCGCCGTCTTGGATTTTCGCTGAATTGATCGCAGCATTGCCAATTTTAGCCGTGGTGATACTAGCATCAGTAATCTGTGCTGATCCGATTGAGGCATTACGAATCATCGCATTATCGAGATAAACCTTGTTACCTTCGATACCAAACGGGCAAACATCGGTCCCGTTCTGCGGAGCTACAGCAATTTTATCAGCCGTAAAGATGATTTTAGTCGGTTGTGCCGGATCGTTGGTTGCGCTCATGTGAATACCAGCCACACGACCATCTGCATTAACTGCCAGATTGTATTTGCTGTTAATGGTTCCTTTCAAAGCATCGATTTTTACATCTGCTTCCTGATTCACACCAGCAATCTTGCCATCCATTTCTACCCGAACTTGATCAATCTTACTTGCGCTTGCTGCCTCACTGGTTGCAATTGCTTGTTTCAGGGTTGTAGCGGAGGCGCTAACTTCTTTGGTGATATCGCCTTTCAGTTCAGCTTTAACCTGATCAATCTTAGTTGAACTTGCCTTATCACCAGAAGCAATCAGACTCTTTAAGGTATCGGCTGAGGCTTGAACAGTTTTACCCGTCTCGGTAGTGATTTGCTTATGCATTGCATCAATTTTAGCATCGGCATTAGCGCCAGCTTGCTTAATAGCATCCGCGATAGTTTCATCTAAGCGATCTTGTAAACCAATCAGGTCTTCCAGTGCTTCTTTGTCCTGATCGTCCCAACTAATCGTAGACTTCATTTGCATGAAATACGGTTCAGACCAAACAGCATCATCCATACCGAAAATATCGTAGTGAGCACCACGGATATAATAATCACCGTCAGCAATATCAAAGGAAGTATGGCTAACACTATTCGTGCTTACTGCCCTTGCATCTGAGAAAGTGTTGTCGGTTGCATACTGGATGATTGACCCTGCATAGTCATGTTCTACGTCATCCGCCCAGCTAACAAACGCAGTATTAAAGCCACCACGCGCACTAAAACCTTTCATTGGCTTATGTTGTGGGTTGATAGCCACTAAACGCGCTGGGGCGCTCTCTGAGTTGTTATAGCCCTTAGCTGATACTTCTACCGTAAGTTGACGCGAAAGGCCGTTAAACTGGTTCATATCAAGCGTATAAGTCCATGATTCAGGATCGCGGGTACGGTACTGAATAGACTTACCAGCCTTGTTAGTCACCTTGATAATGTATGCTTCAAACAGGTCACTAAACTTGTTAGTTTCACCGTTGATCATCACATCTAATTGTTGCTGGTTTTCCCATTCGATAATCAGATCATTACCTTCGAAAGTTCCTGGCGTGCTACCCTGATTTTTGATTCGAATAACCGGAGTCGGCAATTCATAGGTAACGGTAGGATTCTGGTTAACCAGTTCTACCCAATCGGATCGCGCGATGATACCGAAAGCACAAACTCGGTAATCGTAGGAACGATCTTTTGCCAGTGCATTGACACTGAAAATTTGCTGTGAAGTCTGTCCCAGCTTAATCCAGTTAGGTGATCCGCTTACACGGTAATCAATCTGGAAACCATAACGGTTAAAATCTTCCGGTGCATCCCATGTCAAAGTAACGTTTTTACCGTAAATCGTCTCACCAGTTGCCTTAATTCTGAAATTAGTAGGCTTCTGTACTGTCATTGAATCCGGTAAACCACTTGGTCTATTGTCTGGAGTTGCCGCATAGTTCAGGTCAGTATAAACCTGAGAATTATATTCTGTGGCGGTGATAGTCATCATCCCAGCAATACCAGAATCAATCGAGCGATCAATTGCAGTAATACGCCATAAGGAATTATTCAGCTTCAATTCATCATAGGTTACGCTGATAACGTCCCAAACTTCGGCAGTGAATGCGTCAGTAGTCATAAAGCTGATAACCTGAGTGATACGAGATTTATTTCGCTCAATGCTCGCGAGTTTATCAATCTGATCTTTAGACTTAACGAAACGATATTCTACATCCTTAGCAATAATTCGACCATCTGCGCGAACAGTAGCATCGTTTTCAGCATCAGCCGGATAACGTAGCATTTGCTCTGAATAGTCAATTGATGGTTCTTGATACATCGCGTTAATGGTATTGAAATAACCGTTAGTGCCACCTGTTTTCAGTGATACCTTACCCATCATGATATTGTCTTCATTGAAGGTATGCTTAACAATATCAGGAGCATCCAGTTTCAGCGTAATACGTCCAAAGGATTCGAACATCACCCCGCCGAAAGTCTGCATAAGATTAGTCAAGTTCTCTTTAAAGCTGGCGTTCGGATCACATGCACCGTTTGAATGTAGATCCATCTGGCGTACTTGTTTACGTACTTTCAGGAATGAATCAACGTTAATGTTTTCAATTGGTACGGATAAGCCATATTTTTCATTTGTTAGGTAGTGGAAAATCTGATCCACGCCGTTAGTGCTAGCCTCAATAGCATTGGTTTCAAGGTTACGGATTTTAAGGCCGCAAACGTCTACTGCTACCTGGCTATTTGGCTGGAGAATATCAACACCAGCAGCAAGAGATTTGTCATCGCGACGCAACACAATACACATGGTCGCAATGCCGTTACCCTTGAAAGCGTCGGTCCAGTCTGAGCCTAAATGACGTTTTGCCAGCGACAATGCGGTGTTAGGATTCTTGCCCGTGCGGAACTCGACTTCTAATACTTTACGATATTCTTCTTTAATGTTGCCCTTATCGAGAATACCATCACGGATCGTCATGTTCTTACCAACAAGAACATTTTTATTATCAATAAAGAGTGCTTTGTAATGGTCGATTTCACCCTCGGCTACAGAGAAGATTTGCACTAGCTTATTGTTTTCTTGCTTAGAAACTGCTTTGTAAACACAGTTTGTGCCAGTGCGGGTAGTACCGAAAACGACTGGTATCACCGCTTTCGGATCGTTTGATGTTCCTAGTGTCACCGCATTATCTGGGCTTTGTACTTTAGGTGTTTTTGGTGCGCCTACAGTGGAAGCGATCAAGGTCATTGCACCAGCAGCCATACCGATAGCGACTGCGGTCATAACAGAAAATGTTGCAGCAGCAGCCATCCCAGCAGACGCACCAGCAATAACCGCGCCTACCAATATTTCAAATCCCATTATTCACCCCCGAATCTATAAACTTGTTCATAGTCAATGTCTGAAACAGGAATGGTCATCCAGATACCATCTTCTTCAACGAGGCCATAACCGGAATAATGAGGAACTACGGAATAATAATTACGGTTTCCTAATTTGTGGGCTGTGACCAGTAAGTCGCCGTCCTGTAAATCATCAGTGACTAATTTGAAATGTTTCTTAATTGGTTGAAGGATATTTGAATACCCGCTTAATTCTTTGCAGATTTTCAAGCCTTCTTCTTTAGTTGAATATTTTTTATAAAGAGAATTATATAGGTCAGTACCAGCGAGAATATCGATGATCTTACATGCAATGAGATTGCAATCATTCTCACCCTGAACGAACTCCTGACCTATTAAAGAATTGATGTAATCGGTGATAAGCCTAGTTTTTAGCATGTTGAATACCTCCATGCTGTTATTTACTAGGCTTAGGGAGAAGGGATTATTTCTTCGATGAATGCCACTTGCTTTCTGATTGCCAGCGACCCGCCCTTGAGAAGAATAGATCGTTCTCGTTTCCGGCGTATGATCGGTGGATACCATCGGAGGCATGACTACGAGCGTTTTTATCTAGAACTTCCCAGATACTATTAAGCTGAAATTCTGATTCGTTTTTACACTCATCATCTTCATGTTCGATGTTAATCCCGATGGAATCGACTACCCCACGGAAAACAGGGTAAGTTGTTTCAACCTTGCCCGTGTTGGGGTTAAGGAATACCATTTCGATTTTCACATCTGATTTATCGAATTGCTTATTACGAATGAGAGTAATGTATTCCTCGCGAACGTTAGAAACGGTTACGTTAATCCCGTTGTTGTTGATCTCCTTCTCTTCGGTATTCGATGAGATTTGAAGAAAATCGCCCGTTGCGAGATATGTAAATCCGTTATAGTCCAAATCGAAATACCCATCTGTAAGCCGTAGAACGTCCCCTGACGCTGTTATCACTTCGATAATGTGAAACATCGATCCAGTGGAAAAAAGCTGCGGTAGCGTCAATCTAGACACGTTCTGACCTGTCTGGTCGTTGTAGACCTCGATGAAGTCCAGATTAGTGCATAGTTTGCTGAATGATTCCTGAATAGTTGCCATTATACATTCTCCACTAATTCGAATTTCATCTTGCCAATCTGGGCGATCTTCCAATCGATATTTTCAGTTTTGAGAACAAATTCACCTTCTACGTTCTGATACTTGATCACCTCACCAGCCAGGACGTTTTGACGCAAGTTAGGGAAGAGTTTCATTTCACCACCTGATTTCACGTCTTCGGTGATCGTGTAGATTTTCTTGTGGTTCTCAAACTGGATGATAGTTCCTGCTTTCAGTGTTCCGGTGAAGTTGGAGATTCTCACCTTACGCCCACCGCGAGCAGTACCAGCAGCAGCCGTTACCATCTGGCGTACATCACCTGTATATTTTGAAAAGTAAGACAGTGGCACACTAAAAGGACGACCAAAAAGGTGACGTGCTACAAATTCTTTTACTTCGTTAATATCCTGAGCCATGTAATTCGCTGTAAATTCTGCTTCGTAAAAATGGATGCCAGTAAAGCGACGCTGGAACTTACCGGAGATAGATTGCGCCTTGAAGAAAGGCTGTTTTGATTTAAGAGTAAAATCTGTGATTTTAATATTCTTGGATTTGAACATAGAAAAAGCCCCCATAGTTTTATGATTATTTATCACTATGGGGGCTTTTAATTACATCTTACGGCGCTGTGCGTCTTCTACCGCCTGAGCAACTAACTTAGCGTGACGTTTGATAGCATCCATGACCATCTTGTCTGAGCTATTAACGTTGCCGTTAATGTTCAAAGGCGCATTAACTTCAATCGGTTGAGAGTTGCCACCGCCTGATTTTTGAGCAGAAAGGAAGTCTTTCAAATCACCGTTGGTACGCTGATCAACTACTCGTTCACCCTTATCAAGCAACCACGTACCTTCTTTGGGGATACTGTCAATACCATCATGTGACATTCCTGTTAAATTTGTTGATTTAATGTTGGCAATATTTCCCATGTTCTGAGAAACAGCCAATGCAGCAGCAGCGATTTTTTGACCTGTGGTTACGTTGGTCGGATCGTTCCATGCATCGGTAGCAGCCGTCCACATGTTCATCGTCGCTTGTCCGATAGAGAATGCTTTATGAGCATTGAAAGCCATCTGCATAGCTTTAGTGTTTTCCTGCCCGAAAAGAGTCATTGCAGCAGCAAAACCGCCATACATATCATCGGCTATTGACTGGCGAGCATCAGCATATTTCTTTTCAATTGCAGCCATCCGTTTTTGATGGTTTTCATTGAGTTTTTCTAATGCTTCCATCCGTTTAGCCGGATCGGTGATCCCATCAATCTTGAGTTTATCGGTCTTATAATCTTGTTCAGCATCCGATTTCTCTTTATCGATTGCATTAAATTTAGCAAACGGATTATTTGAGTCTTGATAATCATAACCACTAGTTAATTGATTGGTTTTATAACCATCCATTCCCTGTAAAGAATTTTCAATCTGAGAATAGTTTTGCTCGGTATCGTTCACACGACGCATATATTCTTCGTAGGAGATAGCTTTACCATCAAGTAACCGTTTATGGCTTTCTAGCTCGTTGTCCCTGATTTGTTGCAATTGTGTTAAAGCATTCAGAGCATCAATCGGATCAGCACCCAACATCATTTTATAAACGTTTTCAGTATTCTGATCGATTAGCGCCTGGCGTTTCGCGGCTGCGTCTTCCTGAGAGATTAAGCCCAGAGCTAACGCGTCGTTCACATCTTTTAAGCTGTTTTGCAACTGGCTATTTTGAGAAGTGATAGACGCTGCAACTTGCCCTTGCAATTTAACATCAAGTGCATTCAGTCGCTTGATTGCATCCTCGCGTGCTTTCTGTGCTTTTTCTGCGGCTTCCTTAGCCTTTTTAGCTGCCTCTTCCGCTTTCTTTTTGGCTTCTTCCTCGGCTTTCTTCTCGTTGCCAGACTTACCCAATGAAGCTGGTCGAGTTGGTGTAGTCGGGATAGTCAAATCACGGTTAGGATCTGCCTTACGGGTTAGATGTTCCCCGTTATCGACAACAATCAGAGAGCCATTTTTCTTATAAGAATCACCAAAACGTTTCTTAAATCCTTCAACATCAAAGCCAGCAGTACGAGGATCGACACCAGCACCACGGATCGCGGCCTTTTCCCAATCTGCCAGATTATTCCAACGCTTTTCTTTATTGTACTTGTCAATAATCTTTTGAGCGTCTTTATGGTTGGCGTTAAGAATACCACCAGTTGCGGTCTTACCTTCTTTATTCAGACGGTCTAATGCCCTGAATAGAGAACTCTTTTCCCAATCAATATTAAACCATTCGAATAACCAGTTTAAACTATCAACCAAAGGACCAGTAATGGTCATACCGACACCTTTCAGGTTATTTTCCAGCTTATTGATATTTTGAGAAAATTTATCATATTTTTTAGCGTTTTCTTCGGTGACGTTAACAGATTGATTCTGAATAGCGATCATCGCCTCTTGAGCACTATTATATTTCTCAAGCTGGCTGGTCATATGGCTTGAATCACTGGCCAAAGATTCCATCATGAACTTGATTTCAGCCATTGATTTTCCTGCTTTCTTCAGGTCATAGAACACTTGGATCGCCGCTTTCATACCACCTTGCGGATCAGTCATGAAGTGAGCATAGTTTTCTAACTTAAGGCCAACCGATTCTAAATCATCGGCAATACCACCACCGTTAGCCCATGCATCACCCATTTTATCTAAGGTGTCTTTGTTGATATCACCAAATTTTTCAACTGTTAAGCCAGTACCAGAGAACTCCTTTTCTAATTTTTGAAGGGATTCAATCGAGAGTCCGGTCGCCTTAGATACTTCTGAATACTGTTTAACGTATTCCGCGCCAGCTTTAGCGGCTGCAAAAACTGCGGTCGCAACTAAGCCGATACCACCAGCAGCCAAACCAGCAGAGCCAGCGATCCCACGAAGAGATCCAGTCAAACCAGACAAACCACCGCCAAAATCGATATTACTTGCCTTTTCAGACAAACTATCTAGAAGGTTAGCGGCTTCATTGGTACTTCTCCTTAGACCTTTATTATCCCCTTCTATTGTTACTATATGTTTTGTCATAAATTACCCCTTTAACCGCTTCTGAGTTTCTCAAGCAAAGATGGATCAAACATGTTCAGCATTGCCGCTTTACGTTCTTCTTCTTTCTTGCGTGCAATTTCTTCCAGTTCTTCTTTAGTTTTAAAGAGTTTTTCTTCTCTAATTAATTGGAATTGGCTAGGCTTGAGTTTGCGTGCAGTTTCGCGTGTCATTCCTTGCGACGTCATATACATGGAATATTGCAACATCGCATTCTGCATATCATGAAACGCGGGGCTTTGTGGTTCTAAGTAGGTGTCGAAAATGTATAATTTCCAAAACAGAGTGATTGGCATATTATCCATTTCATCTTTACTAAGCCCCGATCTCATCATTTGCCGAAAGTAGAAATTCAGAAGCGGGTTTACTTTACCTCGTTTTCAATTACTACCGCATCTTGCATCAATGACGCTTGAGCAACCAAACCGATTAATTCACTGCGGACGTTAGTATACAGTGCCTTAACTTGTTCCATAGATTCAAATACCGGCTTACCGTCTTCATCTTCAATACAACGAAGAATAGAACGTTCATCACGGTCATCTTTATCAGTATTGAAAACATGTTCGTTAAATTCTTTTACCGACATAGGGCGAGCATAGAAAGTAAATCCACCGATGGTCAGAGATTCACGTTTCGGAGAAAGAGCTTTCAGCATTTCATTAATATTCATTCTTGTTTCCTCTTAAGTTAATTCGATATGTTTATTTAGAATTTAAGAGATTTTCAAAGTCTGCTTAGTGCCAGTCTTCTTAATGTTATTGAGGAAAGCAGCCGGAGGATTGCTTAACCAATAGTAATGAAAACCACTTTGCATACTGTTATAAGGAACAGTGACAGCCGCACCACCCAAATTAACCGTTATATTCCCCGCTCTGCCGTTCTGGAGATATACAGCCATAGTAGGAGTACCACCATTGAATTGACCAACGATAACGCCAATTAGACGGCCTACGCCCACGTTTTCGGAGTTCTCCATTGACCCTTTACCGCGCATGTCAGTTACTGGATAGTTAGAAGCAGTTACACCCCAGTTATTACCCAATGAAGTAGACCACGCAGCAGTAGCTACAACCGTATCCATACCACGACCAGCCATTGCCGACATATTACGCGGAGCCGGAACTTTTAAAGCTGTTAATGCTTCTTTCATCCATCGCTTACCCGTCACCGATACAGCAGATGACCCGATCCAGCCAGGAACTTTAACGACATTTGCCATTTTGATTACTCCAATAAAAAAGCCCCACCATTAAGGCAGGGCTTAAAATTAATTCTTAGCCTTGCGGCCTCGTTTTGCTGTGGCTTTCGCCGTAACTTCTTCTACTTCTGGAATCACCACCGCTTCATGTTCTGGTAGTAGTTCCGGTTCTATTAAAGGAAGTTCTTCGTTAGTTCATCCAGCGGTAAACACTTCCTGTTTGATCGGCTTTCCATCCACCGCGAAGGTGAACTCTTTGGTTACAACTTCTTCATCGCCACCGTTCATAGCAACTTTAGAAATAAAGCCGTTGAAAGCGGTGCGAATACCAGTCTGCTTATCCGCTGATACGTAATACTCTACTTTAATCTGGATTCGAGTACCATCTTCGGCAGCTTTGATCAATTTTTCGTGGACACTATCCCCGGGGATGTAATTCACCGTAAGAGTCAGATCAGGAACATTCAGTTTACCTACCAGCTTACGGTTGTACTGAGAAGAGAAGGATTTAACTTCTACAGTACCGCGCTCGATAGCAGTTTCCGGGAATCCGGCGCACTCTTTAATTTCTTCGTAACCGGAGTGATCGAGAGTGGTATTAGTGGTATCCGCGTGATAGAACAGACTTACCAGACCACCAGTAAAAATATCATTAAATTGAGACATAGAATTACCCCTTAATTAAAATTGTTATTACGGGGGAACTAGTCCCCCGACTTTTATTATTTAGTTGCTTTGAGTTCGGCAATCTCTTTAGTCAATGCTTCAATCTTAGCTTGATATTTGGCGTCCATTTCCTGAATAGCTTTAATAATCAAGGCATTAACAGCAGAGTTAGAAATAGTCTTAATTGCTTCCGGTTGTTCTGGATCTTCGGTGGATTGAATACCTACTGCTTCCGGCAATACTTCCTCCAGATCCTGAGCAATAATACCGACTTCGCGTTTAATCACTGTGTCATCGGAAAGAGATTTAACTTTATCGTATGTGTAGACTTTCAGGGAGTTTACTTTCTCTAATGCGCCGTCCTGTAATTCTTCCTTGTTAATCTTCAAACGGGAGTCAGAGCGAATGTAAACATCGTTAAAGCTACCGTTGCGATGAGCATTAAAATCACCGTCCATAGTAAATTCCCAGCGTGCTTGCTGCCCGTTGGCGTTATCACCTCGCATACGGATAATACCAGTACGCCAACCGTGAGTCGAACCGCTACCCGTCCAACCAAACTCGAAGGACTGACGATAACCAACATCACCTAAGTTACTATAGCCAGCGATAATAGGGAAATATGCACCAGACTCCTTAATACTATCCATGTTAACCAAGAATGGAGCACGGTCACGAGTTACATCAGAGATATCGGCATAACCGAAACCGTTTTTGTTGGCAACAACAACACGACGGTTAAATGTAACACCGCCTGACGTATGGCGAACAACATTAACATTATTAGCGTAGGTATCAAGAACACCATCACCGTTTTGTTTAAATCCAGTATCACTATCGCCTAAAACAATAGAATTTCCACCCAATCCGTTAGCAACACCAACACCAAAACCGCTATTAAACTTAGGAATGGTTGCATCCTGACTAATAGACAGTTGGGGAGCGTTAATTTTACCGTTTACGCTAAACTCGATTGCGGTAGTACCGGGACCGCCAGCACGCTGTGTGTAGAAATGCCAGCCGCTTTCATCTGCGCATTCTAATACTTGTTTACGAGTATCATTACCCCATGCACGAATATTGAAGCTAGATTGTCCGGTATTCTTACCCCATCGCATTTGACCAGCAACTTCAAGATCACCTAAGAAATATGCCTTTAGTCCACCTGTAGCCATATTACGTTCAGTGCTGAAATGTCGGCCTTTACTGTCTTCGAGATATAGAATGTTATCACGGGCATTATTGCTGTCGCCCCAATGGTTAAACCGGAAATAGTCTCTAGATTGTCCAGCACCAGCATCAAGTGTTAAATGTTGACCTTTGATGAAAGCGTTTCCAGCGAATCGAGCGGCTTTGCTTGCACGTTCTAACGTTAATGCGTCTCCGTTACCGTCACCGCCTAATTGAACGTTACCGGAAGTTAAATCATAAATGAATGGACGGTAAGTATTCCAACCACCAAATTTATCATTTTCAGCCGTTGACAGAAGATAAACTTTAGCGGAGTCATTACGCCAGAATGCACCATAATTGCCGTAAATCATACGAAATGCGTTATGGTTGGCAGCAACATATTCGCCGTTAGTATAAACTACTTTAGTAGATCCAGTATTCAGAGAGATTTGACCGCTTTGTTCTAAGCCAATATTGTTAGTACCGCTATCGTTATACATCTGCATAGCGTTAGTATCGGCATTTCCATAACCAACCCAACCTTGACGCTTATTTGCACCGTTGCGAGTGTCCCAATATTCCAGATAGTTACTTTGTCCGGTTGGTCGCTGCATACGAATAGTATTAGATCCGGCATCAAAAACAGCTTTACCAGTATACATAGTGCGTCCAGTGATTCGTAGAACTTCGCTAGAATCGGTAGTGCCAGTCGCTAAACGATATACGTTACCTTGAACAGTTTCATGCCAGATTGTTTCTGCGGCTTTACTACGGAATTTACGCAGATATTTTTTACCAGTACCTGAATCGTTATTCAAACTGACAATATCATATGTTCCCTGACCGTTATTATCAAACATCAACGTTCCGGCCTTGTTTTCGGTGTTGAACATTGTAATAACACGTCCATCAGTAACACCAGTAGACGGCTTAACGAGAGTTATTTCAGGAACGTCATGTACCGTCAGTGTAACATCGTTAGTTTTACCATATTCGACAATAACGTTATCGGTATAACGACCGTAGTTAACGTAGATATCGTAGTTATCACCGGAAGTATTAACCGCAAATACTTGATGAATATTTTTAGCATTTCGACGATAAGCCGCAATACTAACGCCTTTCGGGTTTCCGTTGCCGCTACGAATGACGATTTCTACAAAGTCAACCTGATCATAGGAGTTAACGTTATAACCGTTACCACCGAAGATACGAAGCATTACCATTCGACCAGTTTGTGGGATCGTGGCGGTTGCGATTTTGAAATAACCGCGAGTCGCATCACCAGCCGGAACAGACATTTTAACGTTTTTAACAAACATCTTGTCAACTTCGGCTTTGGTATATGCGCCAATTTCAGCAGGAGTCGGTTTATCCCCTTCGTGATACATTTTATAGCTAAACGCTTTTTGTCCTTCTCTATCAAAACCATAGGTTTCAACACGAGATCCACCAGACGCATAACGGAAAGTAAATCCGCGACCGTGCGCTTTACCGGAAGAGTGAGGAACGTTAAGAGTTAGATCCATGAGTCCATCTTGACCATTGGTACGGAAAGCACCGAAGTAATTAAGATCTCTCGCGGTTGAATCTTCCAGATAGTTACCAGTCTTGCTATACAAATACGCGCCGTGATAGGTCTTTGTGTTCTTCTTGATGTAAAGAGCATCGTTAGTACCTTCAATACCATCAATTCGCTTGTTGGCGGCTGCAATCGCTGCGTCGGCACTGGCCTTGTTATTTGCAACAGTTCGTTCAATGGCTGTCTTATTCGCAGAGACCGTACTAGTAAGACTGGTGATCTTCGTGTCCGCGTCTTTCTTATTATCGGAAACAGTTTTTTCGATCGCTGTCTTGTTCGCGGAGACAGTACCCGTTAAACTAGAAATTTTATTATCAGCGTCGGTTTTATTCGCGGTAACAGTCTTAGTTAAATTGCTAACATTGGTGTTGGTAGCATCGACTCGCGCGTTAGTATTGGTATTGTTGGTGTTAACGGTATTAGTAAGAGTAGTGATCTTACTGTCTGCATCTTTCTTATTGTTCGCGACGGTAGTCTCAATCGCTGATTTGTTCGATGCAACGGTGTTAGTTAAGCTGGTGATCTTAGTATCAGCATCAGCTTTATTCGCCGTTACCGTCTTAGTTAAGTTGCTAACATTGGTGTTGGTAGCATCAATGCGCTTATTGGTTGCGGTGTCTTTAGTGGTAATAGTCTGATTCAGTTCAGATTTAGCAGCAGCCAGATTATTAGCGGCTTCTTGTTTGTTGGAAGAAATAACACGGTCAGTGTTGGTTTTATTCTGGTCTACTTTCGTGTTAAGTTCAGCGTGTTTTTCTGGAGAAACACTAATTTGGACTACGTTATTATTTTTGTCTTTGGTGTAAATCACATGGTCCGCCAGTTGTAAAGCGATCTCACCCTGTGATAATTGTTCCGGCGTTGGTTTTTTACCAGCCGTTTGTGTGCGTTTAAATTGGATCGATTTCATCTAGAATCACCTCACTATAAAACAGGAATAAGGGAGGCGTTAACCTCCCAACGTTCATGTTTTATTTAGGTAGGAGAATCCTTAGTATTCGCCGAAATCGATCCGGTCAGTCTTAGCCACTGCGCCAATTTCGGCTGGCGTTGGTTTCTCATTAGTGGAATATACCTTGATCCATTCAGAGCGACCGTTTTCCTGAATATTTCGGACGCGTAAACGTGGTGCGCCAGAAGTATTACAGGTTAATTGCCATGCGCCATGCTCATTAGCTTGAAGGTGAATTAATGCTGTGTCGGTTGAATATGGATTACCGCTAGCAGTTCCCTTGTAAGTTACGAAACGGTTTCCGGCTAAAGCATCACTATCAATCGGACCTGTGAATGGATGTACACCTGCACCTACGCCATAATCCCCGCGACGGAGAAGACGACCCTCCGTTGCAATACCGCGATCCAGAATCCCGCCATCTGGTTCAAGTTTAAATTCCAGTGTTACAGCTTTGTTATCTGCGCCACGGGTTTTATGTGATGTGACGTAAGCATCGAATATACAAAAGTACCCTGTGTTAGCAGCACTATAGCCAGAGTTCACAACATAGAACATACGGAAGCGTAAAGGTGTTTTATCCTCTACCGCTTTCATCAACATTGCTTGATGTTCATCGTCAAGAACACGGTTTAATGTGAGTGTTGTCGGTTCCAGTCTACGATAACCAGCAAGTTTCCCCGTAGCGTCCTGATCGTACTCTTCCAGAGTTTCTATCTCTGTGGATTCGGTTAGCGTAGGGAATGCTGCGATGTTCTCCATAGAACTAAAGCTAGGATCGAAAAAGTCGACCTGATTGGTAAGCTGATCAGAGATTGAAATCTCTACATGGCTTCCAGTAAAAATTCCTAAGTTATCATGCGTAATATTCATTATTACCCCTTAAAAACGCGCTAGATAAGAAAATTTAAGGCTAAGTGTCCCAACGATACCCCCATCACTAGAATCATCGTCATAATCGGTATTAGAGGCTACTGGAGTGATATCTGAAATAGCGAAGCCCAAATCTTTAAAACGTGGGTTATCCGGCTGAATCTGGATTATCTGGCAAATACCCTCATGAATTTTGGTTTCATGATTCTGAGAATACAACTGCATTTCGATAACGCATTCAGCTTGCATTGCATTACCACCACGGACCCTTGTGTAAGTCTCATTCATTCCGGTAATCCAACAAACCACGTCATCACTAAAGCCTTGCTGAGTTTGTTCTACGTTTAAAGCCAGACCTAAATCTTGTTCGATAATATCCTGCAAGGCGCGTTTGATTTTCAGTCTCGGCATATTATTAACGGTAGCGAGCATGTGTACCCCCTGCACGAGCAATAAAGCAATCAGAAGTATTATCACCATTGCGCTTAACGTATTGAACTTTGAAGCGTTCACCGTCTACAATGACAACATCACCCTGATTTAAGTTTCCCTCACGACAAAATAGAAATTCTGATTCTGTAATTACCCCTTGTTCGTCGGTAGTAGTAATTTCATGATAAGCACGAATTGATTTACCACCTTCCACCGAAAATACAGGAGCACTTTTAAACATTCTTGATAATTGTGATTCTGATAATTTGAACATAGTTACCCCCTTTATGGAGTATTTACATACAAAAAAGCCCCACCGTTAGGCAGGGCTAATTATTATTTTGCTTTCGGTGGACGTCCCACCTTTTTAGCTGTGGCTTTCGCCGTAATCACCGGAATTTCTTCCGGCGATTCTTCGTTATTTCATTCGCCGATCTGGAGAACTTTAAGAGCTTCCGGCTGTACTACAGTGAAGTCAATGTCCAGCCAGATTCTAGGCACGATCGCAGACTGGGCGCGGTACGTTGAATCGTCCAGATCTAGCTCAAGACCGCCCCACTCACCGATCATGATGCCGCTGTAATCGCCCAGCACGATCGTGTCAGCTGGAATAACACCGGAAGTAATTACATCGTAACCAGCCAGTTTGCCGTTTTCGATGATATAACCGGAAACGCCGTTATCTTTCAGGGTAGATTCCAGTTCAGCAGCAGTTGCACCGCTCATTGCAAACTTGATGGACTGTGCCGGAACGCCAGCGTCCGTAAGCTGAGCAATCTCCTTGAGGAAGTCTTTGTAAGAGAAAGCGGCTTTCTTAGTAACGCGACCACCGTCTACCAGTTGCTTAACCAGACCTTTCGGACCGCGCTCGTTGTCTTTGTCAGACAGAATCAGTTGTTCCAGTTTGATCCGAACAGATTTGTTAATGTGATCAGTGATCAGGGTAGCGATGCCCGGAACGGTTTTGAGGCTAGCCCTAGAAATTGGGTTCCCGCCTGCGAAAGTTTTCGGAGCCATTTTCACGTTTTCAAAGCTAGCCTTCGATTCGGGGGCACTTCCATTTTCATCAACAAAACCAAAGGCTTCGACGCTGGAAGCAGTCATTTTTGGTACTGCAATCGGGCTATTCAGACCAGACAGAACAGTCACACCCAGACGACCCAGAACAGACTGTGGAAGCAGCATTTCAACATAGGATTCGGTCAGCAGTTTTTCGTCGGTTACAGCTTCCAGAGTAGCTTTGGTGTTACCAGCAGAAGCAGCACGCAGAGCAGCAGCCGGAACGAATACAGAGCCACCACGAGCAGCACCGACCACGCTGCATTGCAGCACCAGCAGCCATTGCGGAATATTCAGCTTCATGAGCACCCAGAGTTTCACCATCGATCAGGGAGCGGAATACGTTGTTCAGGTCAAAAGTTTTTTCCATGATTTGTTCCTTATTAATTTGTTCGTTATTACGTTGAGCATTGATAATGTTATTTAGTGCCTTAGTGCGGAATGCTTCCGGCGTCATGTCTTTAACTGCCAATGCGCGTTTTAATTCTTCGTCGTCAATATTTAGTTCCCGCGCGATCTCGCGAATTTCTAATTCGTCTTCTTCGGAACGTTCAGCCACTTCTTCGATTTTTTCTTCTTCAACCGGAGCGGCTTCACGTTCTTCTTTTACTTCTTCTGCTTCCCGAACAGTTGAACTATCATCATCAACACTTTCAGGATGTTCAGCGACTTTTCCGTCTTCGAGATTTTCATTTTCTTCATTCTCTTCAACTTGGCGCTCTTGAGTTTCTTCAACTTTCGGTTCTTTATTTTCTTCTACCGGAGTTTCTTCAACCTGAGCGGGTTCTTGTTCTTCTTTGATTTCTTCGATTTGTTCTTTAGTCATATCGCGTTTAGCCTCCAAATTAACTGTGATAGTATTTAGAGAGCGATTTAAACCGACCGTATCGTCAGCAGGAACGGTAACGAAACTTAATTCGTATGGTGCCCACTTAGTAACAATCAATTGCCCTTTGGCGTAATCGATGTGATATTCTTTAATGTCATAGCCGACAGAAATTTTTTCCATCGTACCTTCAATGACTTTATTACGAACATCATTAGCCAAAGTGCCATGTTTAGAGAATTTAACCAGAGCACGGCCTACGTTATCCGCATCGATTCGAGCGTCGCAGACTACACCTAAATGATTATCGAAATTATGATTGAACAGCAACGGAGCGTTATTATTCAGACGAGACAGATCAACCGCTTCCGGTGTATGTACCAGAATTTCATCTAATACCACCATTTCTTGATTTTGCTCATCCCAAAATTGGCGCTGATAAGGCTGTGTACTTGAGAAAGCAATTTCAAATTCGTATTGATCGTTATGCCCTTCGTTAATAACTCCACCGTAACCGTTAAGATCGCGGCGAAATTTAAGCATTTAATCACCTTTAATTAATTGGGGGCATTGCGCCCCCGTTGGTTATTAGGGATCGGCTGGGGAATTTTTTTCTTCACCCTCGCCATTAACGATAATATTTAGTGCGCTGGATTCAGACCTGATCTCTGAGAATACTTTTTCAGGATCGTCACCACGTTCTAATATAACGGCAGTACGTGATTTAAGTCCTTTATCAATTAAAGCAATCTCGGCGTTTACGTCTTTAATTGGGTCGACAGACTCGAAACGTGGCCTGATAATAGTAGTGTTATCGATAATATGTGGAATTGCAGTAATACGAATCGGAACAATACCACGCGCGGAATAATGGCGTAGATATGCTTCAAAAATTGGCAATACCACTGTTTCAATTAATTTGTTTTGCAATGCTTTAACTCGTGTGCGCTGGGTTAATTCACCGAAACGTGCGGCTGAGTAGTTGATCTGGGAAGTATCACCAGTCAAGCCCTGTTTGAACACTCCTAAGCCCATTGCTACGCTAGTGAACATACCATCATTGAAGCTGTTAAAGTCATCGCCACTTTGCGTGGATTGAATACTCTTGATCGTTGCCCCTTCCGGTAATTCCTGAATAGTGCCAGGCGCGAAATCGTGAATAACTTCCGGCGCTTGATATTGTTCATCATCTTCACCAGTATCAAAATCATCACCAGAATCTTTCGGACGCTCGATGAACGCCATGCTACAACTTGAAATTCGTTTATGTACCAGTACAGCTTCGCGGAATGCGTCTTGATGTGCGATATCCTTAATCACTGGCAGGAAGTCAGTCACGCCGCGCAAACTTTCGGCGCACAAGGGCTGATAGTAATGACATACTTGCGATGCATCTACGCGATAGTTATCACCTGTGTAGGTTTGAGTCAGTAGGTTGATTTTACGAAACCAAAATGCTACGGGCTTCATCGTTTCTACGTCATACTCAATACCTTGATAGATCGCACGGTCTTTGCTTACTTCACGGTTGAGCGTCCAGTCGCACTTATCAGCAGACAGGATAGAAACATTTAACTCATTGTTTTCTTTGGTTAAAACGATGAAACACTCACCACCCATAACGCGCTCACGTTCAGCCATTACCAGCAGTTCACGGAAGTTAAAGCGACCGTTACGAGAGAAGCGTTTAGCATTCTGCGCCCACTTCCAGAAAGCATTCTCGATCTGCTTATTCAGTGCGCTATCAAGTTTGCCATTTGATTTAACAACTGACGGCTTCGGATCTAGGCCAGTACCGACCACCATATCGGTGATGTATTGCGTGTAGCGACTGCCTACGGAAGTGTTTAAGGCCAGAGTACGCCCCTGATCATAAAGGCGCTTACCGTTCGATTTGAGAGCCTTATTGAAGGTTCCGGTAATGGTGTCTTGTTGAAGCGATCCATCAATGCGATCACCAACCAGACCTAAACTACGTTTAGATAGGTCTTTCTGGAATTTTTCTACTTGCTTATCGATGAAAATTTTTGGTTGTTGCTGGCGGTGATTAGTTTTAACTGGAGTTTCTACCGCCTTTTTGCGTCGAAAAAGATTAAACATGTTTTACCCCTTATCGCGTAAGACGTAATTTGATATTTTTAATCGGACTAATTCCCTGTTTACGTCGTTCGGCTTGAATTAATTTAGATAACTGACATTCATAATCAGTCTTTAATTGCTGGAGAACAGCCAATGACTCATAGGCGAAAGTATTCCCTTTCACTGTCATTTGAGATAATGCGGCTTCGTCCCCAGATAAACGGGCGAAAATAACTTGCTCGATTACAGAAATCGTTTCGCGCAGATATTCTTTTTTGGATTGTTTGGCGAATACTGGCAAAACAGTTAATTCCTGCATTGATACCAGTTCTTCTTCCAAAGTTATTACGATGGTATATTTACCTTCGGCAAAATCTAAGGTTTTAATCTCGTGATTAGCCGGAGTATCATCAACCTGATAAATGATACCTTTACTATTTCCTACCTGAATTGTTACACCCTCTTCATTCGCCAGCGTGATTTTTTCGCCTTTACGAATTACTAAGGGAATTAGTTCTAAACTCATAATTACCCCTTATTTAATTGTTATTGGATTAACAATATTTAGGAGTAAGCCGCCCCGAAGGACGGCGAGTTATTAGAACGATGTTACCCAGCTACGGCCTCTGTTTGGGCGTCTGGCGACGTTTTGACGTTGTGGTCGTGTGATTGGCTTAGTTTCTTCTATTTGCTCGTTAGATTGCGATTTAGGAGCTTCTACGGATTCTTCGACAACACGGTTTAAGCTGTCTTTCATTGCAATGAGTTTATCCCATGACATTTTTGAAAGAACGTAGCGAGAAGCCGCTGTAGCATACACGGCGCAGTCGAGCGCCTCGTTCCTAACGCCTGGGTTCTTTACCCACCTCACGCCAGTAGTAGTACGCTTAACAGATTCACTTAAAAGCTGATCGAGATAATCATCAGGAACGGTGTCTGATATTTCTAAGCCAATATGAGGATTATCTTTCAGGTTCCTAGCCAACATTTCACGAAATGCAGTTTTACCCACGTTAACGCCCAGCATAAGCAATTCATGACCACCTGTGCGGGTAGGTTTAACCGGAATGATCGGAGCGTTACCAGCAGAACTACCTTTGATAGCGTGTAAGTTCTTCCACTTGCCGCAAATACGGTATCCAGCTTGAGTGAATCGACCGTTCGATGTATCAAGGAAGCTGGCGAGCATAGGAACACGATCACCCGATACAGTAGTAAATTTGGTTTTATGGAAGTTGATTAATCTATCCCATACAGGGGATTCATATCGTTCACAGTTATGATCGTAAAAGCTGCGATGATCCAGAATATAAATCTTATCCTTTGCCACGCCCATGATCGTAGTTTCTGCGCGATCTAATTGCTGGTCAGTACCCGCACACAAGAAAATCACGTCATCAGGGATATTCTCGATAGAAACATCTGTTTTGAGTTGTTCCAGTTCATTTGCTTCTACTGCCGTGTCCTGATCGTCGTATACCTTGCCTAACACGGTGTTAAAAAAGGATTGTAAATCAAAGGATTGCCACGCATGACTAAAATCAACCACACAAGCGCGAATCGTGCTGAAAGGTGAATACAGACGACTGATCCAGAATCCGGCTACTTCACTTTCACGGGTTGCTCTCCACTCGCCTTGTGCTACTGCCCTGATTCGTTCCCCTTCTGTCCATGCGTTCTTACAGTGGGGGCAAATATAACGAGCGGTATCAGGATCGGGTAAGTTCTTACCATCAATGTTACGCCATTCAAATTGAACGTTTTCCCACTCGATCACCTGGTGTTCCCCGCAATGCGGACACGGAACAAAAAACATACGCATGTCGCTTGATAACCATTGCTGGTTAATGCTTCCCAGCTTACTGGTCGGGGTACTGGATACGACTAATCGGCCTTCATCGCCAAAGGTAGTTAAACGGTTAGCAGCCAGTGCCACCGGATCACCTTCTTCTGAGGCTGTAGCAGCATCGATTTCGTCAAGCAATCCAACCTTTGCGGTCTTACCACGTAGGGTTGATGGACTGGTAAGCGATACCATGTACAGGAAGTGATTCGTTTTTAGCTGTAGCTGGTTATTGTTGTTAACCGCATTGCGATCATTCTTGTCTGTAACCACGTCTTTTAATGCATCACATGCTTCGATAGACGGTCGGATCTTACCCGCGAGATATTGAGACATTTCTTTAGCGGTTGATTGTCCGATAATCATATTGCATGGATCGTTAGCCATCTGGTTAAACAGGATGCCGTTCAGGATGGTAGTCTTTCCGATCTGCGCACTGGTCATCAGAACATACTTTTTCTTGTTCTCAAGGAAAGGAGCATCAATCATGCCTTTCTGGAATGACAGTAATTTAACTTTATCCCCCGCTTGAGGACCATCTACCAGCACCATATTAGCTTCGCACCATTCAGAAGGAAGGAGCTTAGGCGGTGGAGTGATATATTTTGCGGCATTTTTAAGAATCTTTTTTAATTTTGCCTTATTTGAAATCAGTTTCATGTAATTACCCTCATTACGAAATATGAAGGTATTTATTAAATTGTTGATATTTTGATAAATACGGGTATTAAGATTTAAGGGGGTTGTATGCTAATTAATCAGCAACAAAGAGATGTATTAGAATTAGCCTTTTCTTGTTGTACCGATCATGAATATCGTTTACCAGTTAAACATAAGCATTTAAAAACCGACTACACAACATCTGGCTTTAGTCGTGAGGAAGCTAAACAGATTTTAATCGAGTTGTATCGCGATCATGGGTATACCGATATTCACAACTTCTTTAAGAAGCACCAAACATCACAGACAGAGTTTAATAGAGTTCGTGAATGGTTTGATTTTGACATTAAGCGATTCTATCGAGTAGATGACGGTACAATCTATCGGTTGCAGTGGACACCGATTAGGGAAGTGCTTAAACAGAAGAGATTGAATCATGCCATTACACGCTATCGTAACGTGGCTTTTAAGAAAGGCTATGGTGATACAAGGGAACTATTCGTTGAACTCGCTAACGTGCGATATAGCCACTATTACAGGAATCCTAAAGAGTTCTTCGAAGTGCTGCGCAAAGTTGATATAAGTCGGGGTACATACTATTCACGGTTGAAGAAGTACGGGATTAAGGCAGAGTTCTTTATGTCGGTTGACGATGGAGAACTTTTTCCGATAAAATGTAAGTCCTCTAAATAAAGGTGAACATTCACTTTAATTTGGAGAAATGACTATGACTACTAAAGCTACTCGCGGTCGCCCTGCCCGTTTTAACGCTGAACAGATGGCTGATATTGCCTACGCTTACTATACAGCGGATCGCGGGAAGGAAGCGAAAGAACAGATTCTTAGTGAGCACGCTATATCGGTAGCTCAATTCTATAAAAATATCAAGAAGTTAGATATTAAATTCTATGTTCAGATTGGCGACGGTCAAATCGTAGAAGCAACAGGTTTTTGAGTTTTGATTCTCTTTGCCACTCTTCGGAGTGGCTTTTTTGTATGTAAAACAATCTCGCCAGTTTTGGTGAGATCTATAGATGCCAGCAAAAATGCTGTTATCTATAAAAACAAAAAAGCCCCTGAAATTCAGGGGCAAAAATTATTACAGTCCGAAGTGTTCTAGCGATCCAACATTCTGACGAATCATGATAGTCGCTTTATTCTGAATCATGATCGTGTTATTCGGTTTAGGCAGTGTCAAAGCTGCTTTTTGTTCTTCTTCAAGAACACCCAATTCAACCAGCACCGGAAGCACATCAACAGTGAAAGAAAGTTGATAGTGAGCGTTCATGCTACAAAACGGTATCGCGGAATCATTAGCAACATACCCACACGGCTTGTTATTTTCATCATAGACGCGCTCAATGTATCCGGCAGTACGTAAGGCCGTCAGTGCTTCTTTAACCTTCGTAGCGCCCTTTTTAGCACCTAACAGACGCGTCATTGAATGGCTATCTACGGATTTGCGATGATGTAGAGTAATCAGTTGCTTGTTCTCGCGAGTTTTCTTTAACGCCAGTTCGATCCAGTCGGTTTCTTCAAAGTCTGCATACGGGTTAACAGCTAAACGTTCCTGACGCAGTTTTTCATTTTCTTCTTTCAGTCGTTTCCATTCCTGAATAACAATCATTCGACGCTTAACATCGTAACCAGTGACAAGAGTCAGTGTCAGTTCTTCGTCAAGGTGATATTCGGTTTGTTCGCGTCCATATTGGTCAAAAAAGATGCGTCCAAATTTGGACTCATCTAATTCAAGAGAAGTAAGCATATTTTTAATATCACGTTTAACATGCTTATGCTCTTTTTTGGTAAATTCAGCAATCTGACGAGAAGACATGGTCAGCGGTTTGGTGTTATCAACAACCAGAGACACGGAAGCAGTTTTAACAGCAGTATTCATAGTAAAAATTCCCCTTAATTAACGGTTTTTTGCGATTTAATCCTCCCTGTTCCGGCAGCACCACCGGAACAATTTTATTTATAAGAGCTATTTCTTATTTGTTGTTAGCACACAATCCGCGTAAAGCCATTTGCAAAGGTGATGGTTTCGGTGCTTTGGTTTCGTCTTTATATTCCACATCCACTGTTTCGGTAGCCCAGCCAAAGCCCTTAACATAACGACGACGGCGGGTTTCGATCACTCCTGGTTCACGTTCACGGGTAAAGGTTTTCATGTTCACATCCTTTTAACAAATCTAGGTCAAGTAAGTTCAAAGTTGTCAAGTGCGATAATCATAAAAAAGTGAGATTTATTTGTCAACACCCCTTGACAAGTCGCCAAAGTGTTGACCTAACTTACAGCATTTCTAAGCCTTCATCGTAGCCGTAGAAGCTATTGTGAGAAGAAAAACAGATTGGTGCGTAGTCTTCGTCTTCCTCGTCTTCTTCATCTTGTTCTGGGGCTTCCTGAGCGGTTTCTTTGCCGTAGTTAAACATTGCTTCATCCAGTTCATAGACAGTAACGAAGCTACCTAAATCAATGTCACCTGACCGGACTTGAAACGGCAGATCATCACGAACAATAATTGCTGGTAGATTCTGGTATTTCAGGCGTTCTTCATCGGTGAAGCAGTTAACAACGATGGTAGGACGTTTATTTCTTCCGAAAACATACCATGCACTAGAGAAATGGGATTCATCGGTATTGTAAAGGATGTTATAACCACGTTCACGGAACATCTTCATTAACTTGTCATTGTGAAAGCTATCTGCATCCAGACCCAGAAGGATAAAAGGAGTAGTGGTAGTCATTTTGTGGTTCATAGTGGAATCCTCTAAAAGAAAGTGAATCAAAGTAATTCTGATATTATTTATAAGAGAAAATTCTTGATGATTTTGGAAGGGATGGATTCAGTCGGCTTCGCCTCCTTCATAGATTTGATTAAAAGACCAGCAAACGTAACTCGGATCTTATAGTTAATATAGTTATCTTTGAAGAAATAATAATCAGGAAGCAATTTCAGCAACCGCAGGTTGCGATCCCGAAGGGATAACCAATACCTTTCTAGAAAGTGATTGTTACTCACTTCGTTCGTTTACTAGAATCAGTTATCATCTAGTATTAAATCCCTTTCTAAGAAAATCCTTTCAAAAGTGAGTGAACGCCGTAGGCGTGAACGTGAGCGAAGCGAACTATCCAATCCCTTTCGAATCCTGCTTGCAGGTCTTAGAAGGTGTTGGTGGGCGCTACGCGCACGGCTACGCCGTATTCTTTTTGCGAGATCTTTCTTGAACGTAGTGAGAGAAAGCGAGCAAAAAGGAGAACGTTAGTTCGAATTTTATATTCTATGGTCTGTGGGGTATAATCCCTTTCAAGATCATGCACTTACGTTATTGAAGTGTAGGGTTAGTGTAGGTGTGTAGGTTTCATAGAGTAGGTTTACTGGCTAGTGTAGTGTAGGCCAATCCCTTTAAAGTGTAGGTGTGTAGTGTAGGTTTTCTATCAAAATTTTTGACAAAAAATTCTTGTATATTATTTAACCAAAAAATCACCAAAAAGCGGCGTAAACTCATGATTTAAAAGTGATTTTCAAAAGATCTCCGTGCCATAATAGGTTATAAAGGTTGATAATCATTATCTGCCATTTTCAAACAAAAATTTTGATACACTTTTCTCGCTTAGGTCATGGGCATTGACAAGTGTCAAGAACTATTTTATACTTTTTCTCACTGGTAGGGGTTGAAATTTTCCAAACAATCCCCATATAGATGATAAGCATGATTTTTTCGTGTATAAATACATGCATGAAAAATGATTGTTCACTTCTGAAAACCTCCTGACTCACTGTTAACTCATACAGCACTGGTTAGATACACAGTGCTTTTTCGGTTGAATATTGTACGGATTGATTAATTATTAATCTTCTCTTTAGCAATTCGTGCTCCCACTGATCGGATATACAGTGGTTTTACAGAGTTTTTGAAAATCATTTTTATAAATAGAATTGTTCAGAGCGAAAAGCTCTTTTTAAAGAAATCATTATTCCAGATTTAGGAGGATTCAAGATGGCACGACCTGTTAAGTTCACTCGTGAAATCGTTTTAGAAATGGCAAAGCGTTATTTTGAACTGACACCTGATGTAGTGATGGGTGATTGGTTTAAAGGTGAAGGCATTGATCAATCAACCTTCCATAAACTTTTAAAGAAGTATGAAATTCGCGTAAAGATTACCGCCGAGGTGTGGTAATAACCTTTGACTGAGAATTATATGATGGCTTTAAAAATAAAAAGCCTCCCTGTTGGCGCAAGGAGGCTTTTGATATGAACAATTAAAACTAACACAGCATTCAGGAGTATTTATAAATGAAAAATTCTAAGCGCATCACCTTCAACCTGTTCATTAAATCCAACGGCAAACTGAACATTACCGTTATGGAAGGTAAAGCAAGCAAACAAGACAAATCCTTTGAAGTAGTTTCCGGTAAGACTCTGACCGAAATGCGTCAAAATGCTGGCATCAAAGACGGTGCTGAATGGCAGATCACTAACCGTTTCGACAAACGTCACGTTAAACCTACACTGGTAGAAGGTGAATCCGTTTATTGCTTCGCTCGTGCTGTTAAAGCCGATGAGACTTACTATCTCGCTGTTATTAAAACTGCTTCCGGCTTCCGTGCTGTAATGCATCACAAGAGCAAGCGTAACGAATACGGCGTAGAGACCCAGGAAGTTGCAAAACGCTTCCGTACTGTTGCTACTGAATCCACTGTAAAGGATGTTTCTGGTACTGTTAACACCGCTAAAGGCGGTTCCTTCTACAACCACGCATTACAGGTTACTTCCTCCTTCTTCTGCAAAAAAGAAGCTGTGAAAGAAGTTGCTCCGGTAGTAGTTGAAGAAGTTAAAGAAGAAGTTGCAGTGGTTGAATCTTCCGAAGTTGAAGCACTGAAAGCACGCATCGCTGAACTGGAAGCTGAAAACGCATCTCTGAAAGCTGAACTGGCAGCACAGGAAACCACTTTCGAAGTAGCAGCGGTTGAAGTTGAAGCAGTTGAAGAAAAATCCATTGATGAAGAACTGGAAGAACTCCTTAACTATCGCTGGGGTAACGGTGAAGAAGTAGAACAGGAAGAACAGAAAGAAGCTGATCCGGTAGTAGTTCCGGTTGAAGCAGAATCCGCACCAGTTACTAACTTTGAAACACTGCGCAATAACTTTATGGCTAAATTCAAAACTAGCTGGGAAGATACCGAAGAAGAACAAGAAGAGATTGATGTAAACGAAGACGAGATCCGCGAAGCACAGATGGCACTGCATGACGCTATCTATGACACCAACTACAGCGCCTACGCATACGCAGCTTAATAGAGGGGTGAATCTATGATGAATCAAAACAAAGAATTTCTGGGTAACTTGATGTTAGAAATTATCAAAATGAAAGAAAGAATGGTAGCGATGGAATCAGAGATTAAAACTCTTAAAGCTGATAATAAGGCGTTGAGAAAGTCCTTAAAGCTGATTGATGAGACTAATGCGGTTATGATGGATCATGTATTTCCTGAGTGGCGAAATGAAACTAAACCTACACAACATAAGAAACCTACACTTCGAATTGTTGCATAAAAAAGGGACTCCGAAGAGTCCCTAGTAAGTTTAGGTTAGGTTTGCACAACAAAGATGAGGTTATAATGAACATAATGCTACATTATTCTTTAAAGCCAGAAAAATAACCGCCCCGAAGGGCGGGAGGATTAATACTCAATCTATACTTGTTATGTTTTTATGATGTATAGATCACTGACTATGAAAACACTGTACTGGAGTGTGTTTTATGGCTTTTAATCGGGAACTCTCTTTCGAAAATTCCCTGTTAAAACCACATAAGGAGAAAAGGCAGATTACAATATTATTTAGTGTCTGATTTACAGCAACTAAAAAGAATAAACAAGATTAAGCATACCCAGCCGTAAGGCGTACCGATTAGAAATTTGAAAAACACCACCAGCGATATAAAAATCAATTTAATGCCAGCGACGATAGTCAAAAACAGCAGAGTAGCGAAATAGACAAAAAGATCCATAGATAATCCTCTTTGAAAACGACCATCATCTATAGTTCAATTCATCGATTTAATTAATGATACTTGTAAGCATTACACACAGCAGAAATGCCAATATGTGCCAGTGAATATACGATAGTTAATCCTACAGCCAGATAAATCAAAAATTCAACCATAGGTAAATCCTCAAATAAGAAAAAGGTTAGCGGGGGGTGATTCCCTGAGGAATCCCCAGAAAACAAGACAGGCATAGTGAGATGTGATCTAATTGATTGTGCTAACAATTTCAAGGAGATCACCACTATGCCTGCACGTTCATTATGCCAAAATTTCCTTAACAACATACTGGCCCCTTTGCATCTTTACCGTCAAAAATCACTGATTGACGCAACTAATGCTGTAATAAATGGCGCTTCCCTCACACTTACCAGTATCGGGCGTCATTTAACCGGTACGGCATCAGTTAAAAACAAAATAAAGCGGGTGGATCGACTGTTGGGGAATCGACATTTGCAAAATGAGGTTTCCACCATTTTTCAGCGAATTACCCAAAAGATTACGCGGGGAATGTCTCGTGTTGTGATACTCATTGACTGGAGTGCTTATCATGCCTCTCGTTTTCAGCTTTTGCGGGCAAGCCTGGCATGTGACGGGCGTTCTTTACCGTTGATGAGTTGTGTCGTTCCATCATCACAGACAGCGAATGCAGATGTACATGAGCGTTTTCTGGAATCGCTTGCTGAGTGCTTTTCCCCCGGGACTGATGTCATTGTTATTACAGATGCCGGTTTTCAGGGGCGATGGTTCCAACAGCTCCGCTCCCGTGGCTGGACCTATATTTGCCGGGTACTGGGCAATCATTATTACAATGTTGGTAATGGCTGGGAAAAGGTGTCGGACTCAGGCACAAAAGCATCAACGACAGCAATTTATTTAGGTGAAGGCCTGCTGGGTCGAGATAAAAATGCACAACATGAAGGGCATTTTTATCTTTATAAAAGTAAGCCTAAAGGTCGTAGATTTAAACGCTCGAAGGAAAGAGCAACCAGACCATCGGTGACGGCTAAAGCTCGTACTGCCGGGAAATCACCATGGTTTATTTTCACAAACAGTACTGAGTTATCGCCAAAACAGGTAATGAAATTATACAGCCGTAGAATGCAAATTGAGCAAAATTTCAGGGATGAAAAAAATCCTCGCTGGGGATTTGGACTACGGTTTGGTGCCAGTCATTCATCCGGGCGGGTCACGGTATTGAGTCTGAGCGCAACATTAGCCAGTATCATTATGTGGTTAAGCGGTTTCAGCCTGGAAAACAAAGGGATACATCATAAATATCAGGCAAATACAGTGAAGCACAGGCGAGTCATCTCGCTATTAAAACTGGCGGAGAATGTGATTCGACATTCTCCACTCATACTAAACACACTGTCACTTGACGCAGGGCTGAAAGTTCTACAGCAACGGTATACCAATATGATAATGGTTTACTAAATTTTCTGGGGATCCCTCAGGGGTGATTCCCCCCGTAGACGTTGACCAGCTCAACATCTTTCATACATTTATTTATAACGCGCTTTAAGACACATCAAATTCATCGTCTTCTTCTGGTTCTTGTTCCGGTTCATCCATTAATGGTAATTCTTCTTCCTCGTCTTCTCCCAAATCTGCATTTTCGAACAAGTCCCCTACTTCATTTAAACGACGCTCGATAATCTCTCTTAGCTTATTCTTCAATGTTTTCTGATCAGTGGCGGATTCTAAAATTTCTAAAGCATCGATCGTACAAATCTGCAAAATAGTCTGTTTCACTTTCCCGCAGTATTCCGCTAGTTCCTGTTCTACATAACCGACAGGAATCAGGAGATTCATTTTTTCCTGGTTCTCTCGTTCGGCTGCATCTGCCATTGCTCTTTCTCTGCGGAGACGTTCTTGATCAATCGCTTCTTTGATTGAAGTTTGTTTAAGTGGGTTAATTACGTTCTTTAGCACCCAATCGCAACCTTCCTTTGCCGGAACACGCCTCGTATTGGTATTGTAAGGTAGTCCCCTTTCTAACCATCGCTTACCGCCACCATTCAATGAATAGCCATATAAACGGGAAATTTCTGTAAGGGTTAATTCTTCTTTCATTGGTTATCCTCCATTAAATTTGCGTAATTTTATTTATTGGTTTTACGCAAAATCTAAGCGCCTAAATCGCATTCTAACGAAGGGAAAGATCCAGTAATGGTAAGGGCTGGGAAGTGGGTTAATAGTCGCGTAGCGACCGCGCTAGGACTGCACTGATCACGTTTTAAAATCTCACACGCACATCAAATACCGGGGTGCCGAAAACTCCCTTTATTTCATCCGTGGAACAGTACCTTTTTAATTTGTCAAGCATTAATTTCTTAATTTAATTACTAAATCTCATCCCAATAATTGAAAAAATATCAAAAATCAATAAAGTAAGCATCTAAAAGTCAGTCCATACCAAAAGAGGTATAAAATGAAAAACATTATCGCTGCTATCGTTCTTTCTGCTACTGCTTTCGGTGCTAATGCTGCGTCCTTTGATTGCACTAAGGCTACTACCAAATCAGAGAAGTTTATTTGTGCTAATGAGTCAATCTCCGCACTGGATTCGAAACTTCATGAAGTATATGTTAAGGCTGTTAAGATTGATCCGTCTCTTAAACAAGAGCAACGCAACTGGAATAAAACTGTTCGTGATACAATGATCAATATCGGGCAGATTCAGCCACTGGAGGCTGTATACAACGCTCAAATCCAAAACTTGATGAATGTATTATCTAAAGAAGAAACCGCGTCAGAGAGCGATTCAGAGACTTCTGCGAAGATTGAAGAAGAACAACCGAAACAGGAAGAAGTAAAGAAACTGAATGTTACCGCGATTTATGCATGTACTACAAAATTTACATGGAAAGTTATCGATGGTGAGGAAACAGAAGCTGTAAAAGATAAACTCTACGGAAACAAAACTTTTGATAATAACGGCGGTAAACTTAAGATCAAAATGGTAGACGATGTTCCTGTATCTTTTGTGTATTCCGACAAGTATGATGTTTATAAATCAAGTCTCAAGCCATCTAAAGAGAATCCAAACGCAATGGAAGGTAAATCCAAACAGGATGCTATTGGACGTGTTAACACTTATAACATCTGGGTAAGCAAAAAAGGTGACATGCGTCTTGAAGTAATTGAACCAAAATTTGATTCTGAATATAAACACACTCAATTTGCATGTGACATGGTAGACGCAGAGTAA